GCCGCTTCGCAGGCTGTAACTGCTGGCAACGTCTTTTCGTTGCCAGCCTTCGATTTCGGAATTCCAGGCTCCTAATGCCCAAGAATCTCAGCCACGCTTTTGTCTCGGCAATCGCCGACGGCACCGACGCGACCTTGGTGCGACCGTCGAATTGGAATGCCGATCACGTCTTTTGGCTCGGTTATCGCACCGTCACTGCAACCCCTGACACGATTGCACATGCCGATCATTTCACGCTGATCACCTACAACAGCGTGAGCGCGATCGCCGTCACGTTGCCCGCGCCCGCGGGCGGCAACATGCCGCTCGGTTGGAAGACGACGCTGCGCAACATCTCTTCTGGCGCGGTCACCATCACAGGGGGCGGCGGTGCGACGATCAACATAGCTGGAGTAGCGAACGCGTCCTATGTGCTCAATCAAGGCGATACGCTCGACATCTACTCGATTGGCACAGCGTCGTATTACGGCGTAGTCGTAAAATCTCCGACGACTGGAGTCCCGCCGGTTACCATCAGCGCAACAGCGCCAGCATCACCGGCCGTAGGCAACTTGTGGTGGGACAGCAACGGCGGCCAATTATACGTTTGGTACGACGACGGCACGTCGCAGCAGTGGGTTGTCGTTGTCAATGCGGCGATGCTCGGCGCCATCACTATGATCAATGTGCAGACTTTCACTGCGAGTGGCACCTATACGCCGAGCGCAAACATGAAGTACTGCAGCATCGAATGCATAGGCGCGGGTGGCGGCGGAGGAGGATGCAGCGCAGCCACCACGACATACGAATATTGGGGATCAGGCGGCGGCAGCGGCAGCTACTCAAAGAAGACAGTCAACGCGGCAACCATCGGCGCGTCGCAGACGGTCACCGTCGGCGTGCACGGCAATGGCGGAAATACGTCTGCCACTAATGGCACGAACGGAGGCGACACTTCTGTCGGCACGCTCTGCATCGGCAAGGGTGGCGGCGGTGGGTCGGGATATGCAGGATCAGGAATACCGCCCGCTTCTACTGGCGGTGTAGCGGGAACGGGTGACGTGACGGCCGTGGGAACTCCTGGCGGCGCTGGTGGCTTCTGCAACGTCAGTGCAAACAGCGTTCAAAGTCCCGGATTTGGCGGCAGCAGTGTCTTCGGCGGTGGCGGGCGTCCGGTGCCTGTTCTCAGTGGCTCCTCAACAGCAGCGAGTCTTGCTGGTCAGAACTACGGTGCGGGCGGCGCTGGCGGCATATCGAACAGCGCGACGGGCGCGGCTGGTGGCAACGGTTCTGACGGCTTTGTCATCATCACAGAGTATCTCTGATGGCAATCGACTTCCCAAATTCTCCGACTCTCAATCAGACCTTCACGGCCGCAGGCGTGACGTGGAAGTGGGACGGCACGAAGTGGATCGCGGGGACGAGCGGGGCTGTCGCTATCACTACGATAATCATGCAGCGATTCACCGCGAGCGGCACGTACACGCCGAGCGCAAACATGAAGTACTGCATCATCGAGTGCATAGGAGCGGGAGGAGGAGGCGGCGGCCTACAGGGAGCAGCAATAAGTCAAATTGCCGGTGGTGGTGGCTCTGGCGGTTATTCGCGTTCGCTTCGAACGGCGGCGCAAGTTGGCGCATCGCAAACCGTGACTATCGGTGCGGGCGGCAATGGTGGTGTCGGGGCAACACCTAGCAATGGCTCTAGTGGTGGCAACACGAGCGTCGGCACGTTGTGTGTAGCGAACGGCGGCGCCGGTGGCACATTCGGAAGCAATAGTACCGCCCCGTATTATGCGACAGGCGGCGCGGGCGGTACGCCAGGGACTGGCGACATCGTCGCTGCAGGCGCTCCAGGTGCGGCTGGTTTCTACAGCAATGTGGCCACAGTAATCTGTGTCGCTGGTCAAGGTGGTTCATCGGTTCTTGGTGGTGGTGGCGTAGGGGCTGGCAGAACCAGTTCTTCTCTCACTAGCGGTGTCGGTGCTGCCGGATCAAATTATGGCGGCGGTGGCGCCGGTGGGGCAGGTTTTGCTGACAGTGCTAATTACAACGGTGGTAACGGCGCTCCTGGTTACGTCGTCATCACTGAATTCTGTAGCGGCTGATGTCCGGCAATCCCGCGTTTCAAGGTAGTCCGGCCGCTTTTCAAGGCAACGCATTTCAAAGCGGCGTCATACTAGTTTCCAGCGATTATTCGCTTGGGCATCCGGTCTTTGCGACGCCGACGTCCGGCGCTAATTATCACTTCACCGCGCCTGCTTATTCGCTCCAAGGCCTTTCTATTCCGTTAGTCGGGCGCACAACGCACGCGCTCAATGTTCTCTCGTATACGCTACAATCGCTCGGCTTCACATCGGTCGGGCCGCTTCACTTCAACTATCATTTTACGACCGCGGCTTATTCCATCGGCCGTCCGGCTTTTGCAACACCGACGCTTTTCAGTTCGAGCAATCTTAGGCCGGTCACCGCCAATCCATATTCGCTCGGCCGTCCGATATTTGCGACGCCGACTCTGCGGCAAGTTAATCAGAAGCTAACCATTTCAGCTTACTCACTCGGCAATTTGAGCTATGCACCGGCAACGGTCGGAACAAATTATCGGCTGTTCTCGAACGCATGGTCGCTTTCGTCGCTTGAGTTTGACCGCCCGCGGCTCACTCTCAATTATCATCTAACGGGAACAGCAGCCGCGCTTGGACCTTTGGCATGGGCGCCGGTTGGTCCGATTGTGGTCAACTATGTTTTTGCGACAAATGCTTACTCGTTGAGCTCTCCACAATTCGCTTTGCCGCGATTGCAATGGGACATCGTCCGACTCGATCTACCGCCAACATATCTGACGCAAGTGGATCAAGCAGTCGACATTCTCGTTGGCATGCTCAACACGCTCTTGTCTTCGATCCCGCCATCACCGACAGATGCGCGTGATTTGGTGCGCGTGCTGATCAACACGCTGCGCTCGAACGCCGAAATAGCAATTCGCGGCAATACGCTCGGCACGCAACTGCGGCAAATCTTCGCCGCTTGCATTCCAGCTGGCGCGACGTTTGCGGGCATCGACGCGACCAGACAGTTTCTCATGAGTCAAGTCGCAGATAGCTCGCCGTTTAGTCAGACCGTATTTCGCAACGCATTAGTGATGACGCTGGCGCTGCAATCGCAAATCGTCGCGACCATGATATTCAGAACGCAAACCGAAATTCAAAACATGCTGTTGTATATGCGCGACGCCTTCGATGCGGCAAAGGCGCTCGGAATCGACGAGATCGATGTGACCGTCTATCAGACGCTCAATGCCATGTCTGGCGCGCTGATCAATCATATGGCGAGAACAGAGCTCCAGCTGCCGCGCTTTATGACCTATGCCAGCGGCGCATCAATGCCGTCGCTCTATCTCGCCAATCGCATCTACGCTGACGAAACGCCGCAGATCGAAGCGCGCGCGACCGAGATCGAGAACGAAAACGGCGTTGTCCATCCCGCGTTCTGCCCGCGCACTCTGCGCGTTCTGTCTAAGGTACAGCCCGGAATCGCAACTCAATGAGCGACGTAAGAATCGTATCAAGCGCGTCGTTACGCGAGACAGTCGCCGACTGGCTGCTGCTCAAGAATGGCTTGCTCGATCAGCGCCAGGAGCTCGGGAATTATTGCAAGGTCGCGCTGATGACCGATGCACTTTCCGATGCTGATGAAATTCGGCCTGATCCCGATAGCGACGATCGCCGGGGATGGTGGGGCGATCTCGAAGCGCAGCCGATCTGGCGCGGCTGGCCGATCGGTACAAAGAATTGGCTACTTGAGCGCGCCAAGATCGCCGATAAATACGCGTGGGAGGGCGACACAGTCTTTCGCGCGGAGGATTACACGCGTCGCGCGCTACAGCCATTGATCGACATGAAAATATGCAGCGCGATCGACGTCTCTGCCGAGCGCGTCGAGCGCGAGCGTATCGACGTCCGCGTCGTCGTCTATCGCGGAAATATCGCCGAAGTCGATTTGCTGTTCCAAGATTTGTGGGCGGCGATACCGTTCGAGCCAGTGCTCTCGCCTTACGGATGGACGCCCTAATGCCATGGACGACGCCAACGCTTCGTCAAGTTCGCGAGATGACACGCGATGATATCACGTCGTCGCTGCAAGGCGCGGCTGTTGTCGGCAATACCGTGCTGCGCGTCATGTCTGACGCAATGGCGGGGCTCGCGCGACTCGTTCTCAAATATCTCGATTGGCTCGCGCTCCAACTCATGCCGGACACTGCGGAAACCGAATGGCTCGATCGGCACGGACAAATCTGGCTTGTGAATGCCGATGGCTCGCTCGGACGCAAGGGCGCGACGCAGGCAAGCGGCACCGTGGGGTTTACCGGCGTCCCCGGTGTGATGATTCCTGAAGGCAGCGTTTTAATCGCGCCTACGGGAGAAACCTACGAGACTTTGGAATTCAAGACGCTGCCGGATACGGGTGCACAGCCGCTCGAAATCGCGGTCAAGAGCATCAATCCGGGCGCGAGCCAGAATCAGCCAAGCGGCACGCTGTTGGCACAGTCGACACCGATCTCGGGAGTCGATGCGAGCGTCGCCGTCATCGACTTGCGCGGCGGCACGGACGTCGAAAGCGATGAAGAGTTGCGCGCGCGCGTGCTGGCGCGCATCAGACAGCCGCCGATGGGCGGATGCGCTTACGACTATGAGCAATGGACAATGAGCATTCCGTCGATCACCAGAGCGTGGTGCGCGCCGCGCGAGCTCGGCATGGGAACTGTAACTATACGCTTTATGACTGATGCGCTGCGCGCCGATACTGGCGGCTTCCCGTTGGCGGACGACATCAAAGCGGTCACTGATTATCTCAATCGCAAGCGCCCCGTTGCTGTGCGAGATTTTTTCGTGCAAGCACCAGTGCCAGAACCGATCAATTTCAATCTTGCGCTGGTGAACGATTCATTGAAGGCGCGCAATCAAGTCGCGACTGCTGTCGACGCCATGCTCAAAGAGCGAGCGATGCCTGCGCATCAGGTCAATGGGCTGCTTGTAGCGGGAACGACCATCTACGCGAGTTGGGTCGCCGAGGCGATCAATCGCGTCACGAATGAATTCGAGCTAGACATGGAAGATCACCCGATGCCACACAACGGCGCGCTCGCGGTGCTCGGAACGATCAGCTATCCGATACCATGAGCAACGGGGATTTTCCGCCGCCTCCGCAATCGCCGACACAGTTGCCTTCGCCTGCATTCTCGCCGCTGCCGCCAGCGTTGCCGAACGATCGTCACATAAGACGCGGGCAGGAAGAGTACGCTTTTGCACTGAGCAGTCTTTTGCCGCAGGGCATTGCGTGGCCGCGCTGGCCCGATAGCACATTGATGAAAGTGGTCTATGGGCTCGCAGGCATCATGGGTTGGACCGACGGGCGAGCCGCCGATCTATTGGAACGCGAGAGCGATCCGCGCACAACGGTAGAAATGCTCGACAGCTGGGAGCGAGCATGGGGTTTGCCTGATCCATGCTATCCCGCGCCGACCAGCACAAGCGAACGCCAAAAAGCGCTCGTGTTGCGGATGACATTGCTCGGCGCTCAGAGCCGCGAATTCTTTCTGTGGGTCGCATCCTATTTGGGCTACAGCGTCACGATCACCGAATATCGACCGTTTATGGTCGGGGTCGATCGATGCGGTGACAATCGCAAGATTCAAGCCGATGGCAGTCTAAGTCCTTGGCCGTGTCAGATCGGCTATTCGACCATGCGGTTTGCATGGACGGTGCACTATAAATCAAGCAAGCTTGTTTGGTTTCGTGCCGGGAGCGGTCAAGCAGGCATCGATCCGCACTTGCGCATCGAGCGTGCTGGTCCGCTTGAATGCATGTTCGAGCGCTGGAAGCCAGCGCATTCGCAAATTCTTTTCGATTATTCTGGCATTGGCGATCCATACGCTGGAACGGATCAGTTTTACGTTACGCAGCGCGATAACACCGAAGTTGTGTTGCGCAATGCGATCAACGTTCTTGACACGCGGCCGGTCACGATCATATGGCCGCAGGCGCCGACAAGCTTCTATGTCGGGTCGCCGAGCTTCGCGATGCCCGCTGCGGTCGTGGCAATGGCACCGCCCGATCCGCAAACCACCAATTGGGTCAGCGCCGTTATCGCCCATGGCGGGAGCACGGTCAGCGCAGCATACCAGACGCAACTTGATTTCTTGATTAAGAATTTAAAGGCCGATGGCATTTGGTCGTTGCTCGACCGTCTGTGGCTATTCAACGGCGACCCGAGCGATACGACGAGCAAGAACCAAGTAGCCGCGCTCACTGATATTGTCGCGACGGCATTGGCCACGAATGTCAACGGTTGTCCGTTCACCCCTGGTCGTGGCTTTGTCTCGTCGCTTAATGCAGTCAATTGGGGATACATCAACAGCAACTACAACGCCGTCCAGCATCCGACATCTACGGGCGGTCATTACACGCGTAACAACGCCTTCGCTGGTGTTTGGACGACAAATACATCGGGCTCGCAATCTGGAATCCAGGATATTTGCTTTGCCAACGTTTCACAGGTTCGTGACACCTACATTGATATCAATGACGGTAAGACCGGGATCACATACTTGGCGATCAATGATGCCAACGCGTCGTCTTGGACTTTTGCTTTCAGCGATCCACGTAATTACGGTTTTTGGACCGTGAACCGAAGCGGTTCGACGAATTGTCAAGCCTACCGCAACGGCATTCTAGCGCAATTCAGTTCGAATCCGTCGACGCCGATGTTGTCGAGCCCATTCTCGTTCTGTGGCGGTGGCGGCGTCTATAGTACTGTGCAGGTTCAAATCGGGATCATAGGCGGCAGCTTGACGGAACACTTACAGAATCTGCTCTACACGCGACTGCGTATTTTCTTGATCGGCATCGGCGAAGACCCTGGAACGCCACCCGCACCTCCACGATAAAAGGAGAAATCTACATGCGCTATAGTCAACCGTTCGGCACCCCGACGCCTCCGCTTGGCACCTATCCGAGATTTGTCAACGGTGACCCGGTCACAGGCACCGAGGGGTCTATTCCTCCGAATACGGCCTTTGATGAGAATCAAATAGAAATCATCAACGTAATCGCCAATGCAGGTCTAACTCCTGATCATAATGATTTAACGCAACTTTGGCAGGCGATTCAAAACCTTATAGGTCAAAAATATATTTCCACGGCCATTACCAAGCGCGTGCATGGAGCGGGCGCTGACTTTGCCGATCTCAACGCTGCGTT